CCCTGATCTTTGGAAGATGATGAAAAACATTGATAAGATGGTTGATGAACTTAGTAAACTAGAAGTGGTAGCTAGAAGAACACATAAAAATAATATGATAGATGAAAGAGTAACAGCAATCAATAAAGCTATTGATCACCTAGAAAAATTATTGTTGATTGCCAAATTAATGGCTTAGTGTTTCTTCACATCAACTAATAAGTCAAAACCAACTTCTTTGATATCCATATCAAAGTTATGTTCTTTAGCTAGGTGTTCAAATACTTTTCTACTGAATCCTGTAGAATGCCGCATAAAATCTACACCATGTCTATGAACACTATGACGATGACCGTAGATGATATCAATGGGACTAATAGGTCCTCCGTTACTTTCATATACTACATCAAGTAAGTCACCTGATGCAATTTTTTCACCTATCACTTGTAGATTGGGTGTTAAAATTCTGACATACCCACCTGGCTTACATATGCGTAGTAGTTCACTGATAACAATTGGTACTTTAAAATAATCAATGTGTTCAATCATATGTGATGTATAAGCACAGTTAACAAAGTTATCTGGGATATGACTTATATTAGTAATATCAGCTAATATATCTGGGTTATATTTTTTATCAATGTCTAAGGACACTTCACGCAACTTAGAAAAATCTTTTGTATATGGCATATCTTTTAATGGTCTACCACCAAACCCAACATTCAATACAGTATCATCAGTAGTAGGTTGCAACAGTTCAGGCCTTGCATACTTATCCCACCATTCACGCCAATTTATTTGATCATCTTCTTCTGTATTATATTGCATATGCAATGCTAGACTTGGGATAGGTACAAATAGATAGTATCCTCGTTTGTGCCATAGTTTATTAATAGTTTCATCTTCCATAACATTGTCAACTGGATGTACACCCATAGCATAAAACAAATCCCAGTTGTCTTTTATTACTTGATGATGAGTCATAAAACAACTAGCAGTTGCATTCTGTGTACGCCAATGTCTTCCTTGGCATCTAACCATATGACTTTGTACTGCTGTATTTTCAGGTATATATCTATATGGATCATCAAACGGGTATATACTAGTATAATTACCTAATTTGCCTGATGTATCCATCATAGTAATAATCATATCATATATTGCTTTTTTGTCATATAGATAATCATCTTGCACAAAGTAAACAATTTCTTTTCCGTAATCACGGCCGTGTTCATAGCATCTAAGAATACTTGGCATTATACCGTGTGTTTCTAATGGGATGAATTGTGTTTTAAAAGTGGCAATATTAAGATTGTTTTTAATATCAGTGACTGATTGTTCATCGCTATGGTCATCAAATACAACCAATTCAAACTCACTATCTAAAAATAATTCTTTAGCATAATTAATTGACTCTACTAGGCTTCTAGTGCACCTGCGAGTAATCTCACTCTTGGGTTGATTTACAAATCGTTTGAAGTGAGTCAATCCCATGTAATGTTGATTCTCACCCTTACTATGAGTTTGTAAAATTATAAGTACATTCATTTTAAATAAACCAGGTTATAATACTATATCGTGTGCCTTTAGTTACTGGCATAATTTCGTGCGGGTACATGAAGTTAGACGGGAACATTATAACTGATCCTCGTTTTGGTTTGAATTTTAGTTCTCTATTAAAGAATGCAAATTCACCGCCCTCATAATCATCATTCAACATAAAACTGCAACTTACAGCCCTCGGCCTTGCTTTAAATGAATCAGTATGTTGAATGTAAAATTGATCAGGGTTATATCTAAGTAATTCATACCCTGAGTCTGTTTCTATCTGAGCAAAAGGAAATAATTCATTATATTTTCTAATTGCTTCTCCTGCACAGTTGAATAGCTCAGTGTCAATAAGTTTTCTAATTGCAGGATTCTTATTTACACATGCTTCAAATGATAGTCCAATAGTACTTACATTTCTAATATTTTTATCTACTATCCCAGGCCCAACAAGACTATCATGCCAATCGTCAGCATTTTCATATTCTCTAAAAATTGCATCGATCAAATCATCATATAATATATTTTCAAATTCAACAATATAATCATTTATGTTTTTAGGCATATTTGGTTTCAATTCATTTTTAGGAATATCTACTAATTTCTTGTCTATGGGTTTTTCTTTAGTCTTATCAAAATATGCAAAACTATTCTTGCCTCTACTTTTTACATAGTGAAGAAATACTTGCACATATTCTTTTCCCTCAAATTGTTCACGCCAATGATCAGCCTCACATCCTAAATACATCATAGCATCACCTGATCTTAGATTCAATGCTACTTCTTCTCCATTTGGTTTTTGAATGAAAATAGGCCAATCTGCATCACCATCTAAGTGTATTGTTAAACTAATCTCACATGCCGGTCTGTCTATGTGCCGTGTCAAAGTGCTTCCCTCTTTATATACTCTAGCATAAGTATATGTGGGCAAAACTTTTTCGCCTAAAAAATTACTAACTTGTGGTGTTTTTTCACATAGTAATTCTAAGAAGCTAATAAAATTGTATTTGGAATATGAGTTAGGAGCTTGTCCGTCCCCATCCCAATTTTCTTCTATCGCGGCTTGTTTAAATTCAATCGCTAATTCTTTAGCAACATCACTATCTATAAAATTTGGAATGTATAGATAATTGTTTTCTTTAAAGTCACTATTAATCATGTTAAGTTTTGTGCATTAATATGTTCTTGTTCCCATACATCAATACATTTTAATGCCCATTCAGGTAGTTCTGTAATATGAATGTTGGGATCAGTAGTAATTAATTCTATTTGACCTATTCCGTCATTCCATTGTAATGCATGAACATTATTTGGAATTCCAGCTTGCGACAAATCACACTCATATACGCCCTGATCTCTATATACAGTGGAGTCAGCTGGTATAACAGTTAAACGTTTACTCTCCATTTTTATCCTCTATAGTTAATATATCATTTGGTAATTGATCCAATCTATTTGTAGCCATTGCTAAAAATAGTTGTTGACTTGCTTCTGTAGACTTTACCATTTCATTTCTGAAACTTTCTACGGCTGCACCAGTTTGACGTTGCATCCCTGAATTTTCAATCAGTAACATTGGCAACATTGCAATAGAGCAATTCCACTCATCTACTCTATTGCCGGTATTAATATCATACCCTTCTATTTTCATGAACCAGGCACATTTTAATTTAACACATTCTTTTTTAAGAAGTGGGCAAAAATTCTCACGTTCTAATTGCATATTATAATCCTCAGTTATGTACTTATTTTAATTTTTGGTTGCCAAAATTAAATCTACGTACTTAATTGAAAAATTATAACTACCAGCTGTCCAATTGTAAGTTATTGCACCAGGAACTGAACTAGATGCTGGGTGAGTATGAGCAGAAGCAACTCCTGGTCCTGGAGCACCACCTGCTCCGCTGAAATCGACCATTTGAGGAGTTGGTGCAGTGTAAAAAGCTATACCCCCTCCTGAAACAAAATTATATGGGGTAGCTGCCGGCCCGGGAGCCGGCTGCGTTGTAAACCAGTTAGGTTTATTATGTGTATGATCAGCCATAGTACTAGCGTCTATTATAGTAGGCGCTATAGTTTCTCCACCTGCACTAGATACTGTTCCTCCCCAAGTACCTGAAGTAAACACCGAACTAAAATTAACAGACCCACCGCTACTAGCGGTACTATTTACTACCCTTAATGAATGTTCATTATAATTAGACGTATCTTTTGTCCAACCAGTGCCGGCAGATGTGTTTTGAAAAATAGTTTTAGTACCTGATGCAAAAGCTGGCATGTTAATCTCTCCTAGCTAATATTATATCAACATATTTTACGGCTAGTGATATACTTGTTCCAGTAAATGTTGAATTAGCAGAATCAAGCAATAGTGGGTGAGAATGCGACCCGCCTGAGCCACCACCGCTGGCGGTATACGGCTCTGAAATAGTTCTTGATAAAGAACGAGAAAATGGGTAATTATACGTTCCATTCCCACCAGCCGCACTAGCGCCTACTGGATTGTGTTTTATATACGAATGAGTATGACTAGGAATATCATTAACAGTTAAGGTAGTACTACCGGTGGTGTTAGAAACTGAAACTGTCCCTGCGGGTGTTTGTGTACTACATACGGTAGTGAAATTAACCGAGCCGCCTGTACTAACTGATCCAGTAACTATACGTAATGCATAGTCATCGTATGAGGTGACTTTAGTCCACCCAAGTTGTGCTGTGGTTTGTTTAAATACAGTAGTTTGTCCTGAAGCTATTTCTGGCATTATTTTTCCTTAAACCGGGTATGAAGCAATAATCATATCTAGATATTTAACTGCCATATTCAAATTGATACCCGTGAATGTTCCACCGGGAGAGTTTGACACTGTATGTGAATGACCGGCCCCTGATGCAGCGGTTGGCCCTAAAGTTGATAAACTACTAGGTGACATTGCTGGGTTTGTTGATACCCCACTCGCCGGGTTGCCTGGCTGCGCCATAAAACCTGTTTGCCCACCAGGCCCCCCTGTTTGTCCTTGACCTATCACTCCTGCAACATATGTTGGCGAAGATACCGGCACACTTGGACCAGAATATATTGCTGGGTTTGTATACGTATGACTATGACTAGGAAGTTCAGCAGCAGTTAATGCAGTGGTACCAGTTGTAGCTTGCAATAAACTACCACCTGGAAATGAACCTGCTACCGATCTGCTGGCAAATGCAGTAGAAAAATTAACCGAGCCCCCAGTAGATACTGTACCACTTGTTATTCTTAGAGCATAATCATCATATGTAGTATCTTTAGTCCAGCCAGTTGGGGCAGCAGTTTGTGCAAACAACATTACAGCACCTTTATATTCATTGGGATTATCTCCGCTGACTAACGCACTGAAACCGCCAAACCCACCATTGAACGCATTTATTCTAGACATGTATTATCCAAACGTTGCTGCTTGACCTAGTACTGTCCAGGCGCTTGAAGTTCTAACTAAGCTGAAGTTTACAACATCAATTTTACTTGTAGTGCCAGTGGGCGCTATACCGTATAACCAATTAATAGTATTATTTGCACCCTCAATTTGAATGTTTGCCGTAGCAGTCGGCATATAAGGAGTAGCACCCTGAACTATTATTAAACTCACAATAGTGGTAGTGTTTGCTGTAACTGTGACGTTAGTGAAGTTTGGCGTAAAGTTAGCAGATGGAGTGGTATGGTAGAATGTAGGTCCATTTGATACGTTATGCACTACAATGCCAGTAGCACTAGTGATTGTGCTAAAAGATTCTTGTGAAATACTCGATACAGTTAAATATTTTGTATATAAATTATTTGTTAATGCCGCATTATTTGAATAGAATGTGCCTGTTGTTGCATTTGCTACTAACGAAGCGTTGGCATATTCTTGTACATTCCCGGTCAAGGCATTAACCATATTAAGATAGTAATTACCTGTACTAGCAGTACTTACTACGCTATAATCTGAAACGTTTGCGTAAGCAACATTTAAGTTAGCAATACGTGTTGTACTAGTGACCGTAAATGGTGCAGTTCCTGTTGCTACGTTACTTACTAAGAAACTAGCAGTTATATTACCAGCTGTTGCAAAATTACCTGATGTAGTAGTCCCAGTAACACCTAAACTTGCTAATGTACCGACTGATGTAATATTACCTTGAATTGCGGTAGTTAATGTACCAGTTAAGTATGTCCCACTAATTAAGTTAGCACCACTTATCCTTGATAAAGTGCCACTCATCGTGATATTGCCATTAGCTGTAGTAGTTACATAATTAGCACTTACTAAATTAGGACCACTTATTTGAGATAATGATCCACTCATTGTAACATTGGCATTTGCAGCCAATGTTATAGATGCCATTGTACCTACACTTGTAATATTACCTTGAGCCGCAGTTGTTAATGTACCAGTCAAGTAAGTAGCACTTACTAAATTACCACCACTTAATGAGTTACTTGAACCCATTAATGTATTAATTAATGTACCGAGACTTGTAATGTTTGGTTGCGCCGCAGTTGTTAATGTACCGGTTAGATATGTTCCACTTATTAAATTAGCACCACTTATCCTTGATAAAGTGCCACTCATCGTGATATTGCCATTAGCTGTAGTAGTTACATAATTAGCACTTACTAAATTAGGACCACTTATTTGAGATAATGATCCACTCATTGTAACATTGGCATTAGCCGCATGCGTTACGGTTGCTAATGTTCCAACTGATGTAATATTTGGTTGCGCCGCAGTTGTTAATGTACCTGTTAAGTAAGTAGCACTTACTAAGTTGCCACCTGTAAAGCTATTTGCACTTCCTAGTGTTGTATTGATTAATGTTCCAACTGATGTAATATTTGGTTGCGCCGCAGTTATTAGCGTACCTGTAAAATAATTTGATGTAACTAAGTTACCTAAGTTAGCGTTGCCACTAGAAATATTTGCTGTTACTGTCAAACTTGCTAATGTACCAACTGATGTAATATTACTTTGTATTGCATTTACTATATTACCGGCAAAATTTGCATAGTTTGCATTTCCAGTAGTTGCGGTAATACCGGTTAACTGACTGCCATTTCCAATGAAATAGTTTGCACGGATATTTCCAAATCTATTAAATGTCACTACTTCACTTGAGACAGATACATTACTACCAAATGCAAATTCACCATTAGAGTTATCCCAACCCATGAACGCATCAACTACCCCAGTAGTATAGTAATGTAATATCGAACCACGATCTTTACCATCATTGCTTGTTAGTGCAGCCCCATTTACACCGCCGCCTAATTCAATTAATGGATCTTCAACTCTAAATGTTTCTACGTTAATGTATGTAGTATTACCACCTACAGTAAAATTACCAGTAACCGTAGCATCACCGCTGACAGTTAGTGCAGACAATGAACCGACCGAAGTTATGTTTGGTTGCACCGCAGTTGTTAATGTACCTGTAAAATAGTTAGCACT